TGGAGCTTATTAACGATCAACAGTTTACATTTAACAAAAGCTACATAGAAAGAAAGTTAGGAAGGTCTGTTGTCCCAGGAGACATCATAAAGCCAGAGTTTCAAAACTTAAAGTTTGAGGTCTACGAAGTTCAAGAGGACAGCTTCGAACTTTATGGAGTTTATCATTTGCTTTGTAGTTCCAAGTTACTCAGAGATTCCAAAGATGTTCATAACCAAGTCGCACCTGAATCAGATCCTATTGATGATTTAATATCGGATTAAAATGAACAACATAAATTATAAAGTATTACCTAAAATCGTAGAGAAGACTGATGAGTCAACTGGGATGATGATTCATAAGATCTATAAGGATACTTTGAGATACCTAATAAATACTTTTTCAAACGTATATTACATTGACAAAAATAATAACCCTGTAAAAGTTAAATGCTTTCATGCTAATCAAGAAAGAGCCGTAGCAAAATCTTTTGTTGGTGATAATATAACTCTACCACTTATTTCCATATCGGAAACTAGTTCTAAACCAGATACAAAAAGAGCTAAGTATAATCCTATACTGGTAAACGACTCCTACTGGGATTCAATTAAGAATAGAGCCATTAGAATTTTAAGCTTGGTTCCAAGACCAATTAATATTGAGTATAGTATTAATATCTGGGCTAAGTATAAAGAAGACTTAGATCAGATAAGAGAAACAATATTTTACAAGTTTAATCCAGATTTAGAAATAAGAACTAAGTATTTAACAAAAACTAAAGCTTTTATCACAGGAGAGAACCCATCGAATACGATGGAAGCCGATGATACTGAAGATAGGATACTAAGAAGTTCCATAATACTTAGCGTAGAAACTTATATTCCAAGTCCAAGATTTTTATACACATCTACGGGGAAAATTGAACAATTAAACTTTGATTTTGAATTTAGTAACTTTGAAGAAGATAAAAAACCAAGAAAAGTTACCATAGCCAAAGTAGACGGGCAGTTAGTTGTAACAACTATTGACGGACAAGACGTTAATTTACCTATTATCTCTAGCTCAACAGGGGAGACTGGGTGTCAGTTAGTTGTTGTTGGCATAGACGGCCAAGAATATACAATACCAGTTACTTGTGATGTTATAAGCTCAATAGGGACTCTCTAATTTATTTAAAATTTTAAATTAAATTATGGAGTTCAAGAGATAAATACTAATAGATATTTTGTATATCTATGCTGTAAAGGTGTATTGTGGCTAAAGAAACAATTAAAATTAATAATCCAGTGGCTTATAAAAGAGTAATTAATAAGTCTGTCCAAGGTTTGTCAGTTATATTAAATCATGGTTCTGGTTTTAAAAGTGTTTGGCTCGCCCCTAAGCAGTATGTAACCGTGCTAGAGTCGGAAATAACTCAGCAAGTTAAAAATCTTCATAAGAGAAGATTAATTAGTATAGAAAATTAAGGATACTTAAATGGCTGGAATACCTAATAGTCCCGCAGTTGTTTTCTTAGAGAAGGATAACTCTGCTTACCCACCAAATGTTAATTCTTCTATTGTTGGAATAGTAGGTTTTGCCTCTAGAGGTCCGACTAACGAGCCAACTCTTATTACTAGCCAGGAAAACCTTTTAAGAGTATTCGGAAGACCAAGCGAGAATATTAGAGGGCAAGGGTTAGAGGGCTCTTTAGAAATATTAGAAGCAACTAATCAAATTCAATATGTAAGAGCAATTCCTTCCGATGCTACCTATGCATCTGCAACGCTTCAATTTGGTGCCTGCCCTGCTGTTCAATTTTCTACTAGTTCATTCGGAATAGATAGAAATTTATATTTAAAAGTAACTGTAAAAGATTCTGATGGAGTTACTGTATTACAAGACAAACAATTTTCAATAACATCAGGTGAGCTTGCCTCAATCGGCCAAGCTTCAGCCATAGCCAAAAAAATCGGGGATGGATCAGTAAGAGATGATGATGTGTTTGTAGTATTTGATTCCAGCACTACTTCAACAGGATATTTAGTTGCACCTTATGCCGGAAGATACTCTCAGCTACAAGTAACAGCCTATTCAAATTCCACACTTACCACTCCAGTCAGTGGACTAAAACCAGTTGATCTAGACGACGGTGTTGATGGTGCAACCTTTGCATCCTCTGTGTCAGTTAGTGGTCTTAGCATAGCCACATCATCAATCTCTTATAGGGTCAAGGCACTCTACCCTGGGGATGGATATAATATAGGTTACGACGCAACAACGGGTAGGACTCTAGGATTAAATATAGAAGTTTCCCCAGCAGGCGGGGAGAGATCTACAATTACTATCAATAGTGAGGGTGTTGCAGATGAAAATTTTGATGTATCATTATTAGATGATACTACATTTATAGAGACGGTAATAAATACTTCTATTGATAATGCTACCTCAGAGCTTATTCAAGGTGAATTATACGGGTATGCCAACACTTCTTTAAGTCAAATAACTAAATTAAATAGCTTTTTAGGAAAGCCAATAGATTTAGATTCGGTATTTGATCAGGGAGTTACAGTGATTGATTATGGTGGATCTGAGATAGAAAATAAGTCACCAAGATTTATAAAACTAATTGATGCAAGCTATGACATGAGCGGTGGCTCTAATGGAACAGAATCATCTAATACTCCAATAGTCGGAACCGCCGCTGCTAAGACAGGTATTCATGCTCTTGATGATGATACCCTTGGAATATCCTTAGCCGCCGTTCCAGGCATAAACGATGATGAGGTTCAGAATGAGTTAATAACTTTAGCTGAATCAACTCAAAACTTCCTCGCTGTAGTATCACCTCCTTTTGGAACGTCCTACAATAGCGTAGAGGAAGTAACCGATTGGATGAATGGTAAGGCAACCGGAAGAACTGCTGCTATTAATAGCTCTTGGGCTGCGGTATATTGGCCTTGGGTGCAGGTCTTCGATGCCTTTGCTGCAAAGGATCGTTGGTATGACCCAGTAATTTATGCTATCAGACAAATGGTTGTAACTGATGCGGTAGCTGAAACATGGTTTGCTCCTGCTGGTTTCCGCAGAGGCAGACTCACAAAGCCAACAGCAGTTGAAGTCCCCCTTAACCAAGGAGATAGAGACTCACTTTACAACAGCAACGTAAACCCAATAGTAAACTTCAATCCAGAAGGAATAACAATTTTCGGACAGAAGACTGCTCAAAGATTATCAACTGCTCTTGATAGAGTTAACATTAGAAGATTGATGATCTATCTCAGAAAGGTTCTCTTGCAGGCCGGAAGAGCTAACCTCTTTGAGCCTAACGATGAGTTTACTTGGGATGCAGTAAAGCAGGATGCTACGAATGTTTTAGCTGACATTCAAGCTAGAAGAGGTGTAACAGACTTCAGAGTAATTTGTGATGAGACTGTCAATACTCCTCTAAGAGTTGATAGAAATGAATTGTGGTGCAAGATCCTTCTGAAGCCAACGAAGACTGCGGAATGGATTATATTTGAGGTCAACCTCACAAATCAGTCTTCAAAATTTAGTGGATAATAACAATGCCTAACTTTTACAAGAATCAGACCAATCGTGAATATGGTGCAGCAGGTAACTCTGGGTTTAGCCCAGGTTCAAACCTGCCTGTAATCTCTACTCAAACAGACTCAGTGAGAGCATATCAGTTCGAAGTTCAGTTTGAAGGACTACCCAATCAAATTGTTCAGAGAACTTTAACTCTTGCTGCCAAACAAGTTCAGGCTATTTCATTTGGTGTTCAAAAGATAGAAGTGAACAGAGTTAATGATCTAGTTCACTACCCAGGTAAAGTTCAGCATGAAGCTATCAAGATATCATTTGATAACCTTTATGCTGCGAACACCAACCAAGCTCTATGGGAATGGTTCAAGACGGTATACAATCCTATGAGCGGAAATACAAGCTACAATCCTAGACTAGGTGGGCCAGCTACGAGATTGTTTAAGGCGAAGAAGATGACAATCTATGAGCTTGATCACATGAAGACTCCAATAGGTGCTATTGAGGCTTATGGAGTTTATCCTGAGAAAGTAGAGTTCAAGGAGAAGAATTATACTACTAATGAGTTCGATACCATGACGGTAGACTTCCAGTATGATTACATGGATTACTTCCGTGGAACTCAATCTCCCTCAAGAAACTAATTTATAAAAATAAATTGTAATATCCAATAGCCTACCTATTTCAGGTAGGCTATTTTTCTATAATAAGTTATGAGTTATTATCTTCAAATAATTGAAAGTTATTTAAAACACAAGAATATAGATATTCTTCTTGAACAAGTAGGGGCTAAAGAAATTCAAGGATCTAACCCTCAAGAAAGATTAAATGACATAGTAAAACAAGTTCAAGCAGCACAAAGTAAATCCGAAAATCCACTGTTATTATCATTTAATGGTAAGACCTTTAAATGTTGGAATAATAAAGATGGAAAAACTATGTCCGTAAATACTGGGCAAATGACAATCAACATAACTAATAACCCACAAAAGATTATTGGATTATTAGGGGATGAGAAGGGGGAGGACGAAGATTCAAACGCTGGAGAAGAAGAAGGTGCCGTTGGTCAAGGCAACCTAACTCCAGGTCAAATGAAAGATATGGAACTTGGTTGGAAGCCTGAAGATATAAAAAAATCTTTAGGGTTGGGGAAATTACAATCATACATTATGAAATTAGTTGGAGGTGGAAAACCCCAAATAGATCTTTCTAAAATCCCAATTTTCTCTGCTATAAAAAAATTATTTCCTGATAGAGCTGACGAAGAATTAATTCAAATATTAATTTCTGATTTAGGAAAAGTTAGTGGAACTAGCAAAAACGTCGAGACTCGCGTTCTTGATAGTTTTGATAATATATTTGGATCTACCGGCAAAAGTGGTTCCATAGCTAACGCATTAGTAAACCACAAACTTCTTGTAGAAAACATTGATGGTAACCTTGCACTAGTAAAAAGAACAAATACTCAAGGGGCTGCAAAACATCTAAGAAAACTTAGAATAGAAATAACTAAGATTACAGACAAAATAAAGAGAGGAGAAGAAGTATCAAAAGAGGAGTGTCAGAAATATCAAGGCATGTTTGTTCCAATGGCAGTTGCGAGTAAGACAAAAGGGAGAATGTTCTTCCCTGATCCAGCCACAGGAACTGGTATTGTTATAAACGACAGAGACTTCAAAAAGAAAAAGGCTTTTGATGCTTTATTAAAATCAGTAGGATGTTCCCTTGGAGAAGACAAAGCGATAGGGAGTTTAAAGGGTGC